GGACGGTTACCAAGCTATTGAAAAAAGGTGGGCCACAAGGTCAACAAGCATATGCCGAATTACAAGGCCAAACAATTCAATATTTAAAAGATCGTTTGACAAAAAATGCAAAGGATGAACTATCATTTGCCAAGCTCAAGACGGCAATTGACACGTTAGACCGAGAAGAAAAACTTGTTTATATGTTTGGCAAGCAAGGTCGCGATACATTGATGGACGTAAGAAATGTCATACAAGATGCTTTGGTAAAGCCCGAGGGTTCGGTTAACTATTCCAATACTGGTAGCGTCATTGCAAGATATTTTGATAAATTAACATCTACGGTAACACCAAAATTTGCAAAAGAATTATTGAAAGACAGAGAAGTCAAAAAACAAGTGGAAGAAGCCACAAAATACAATGCACTAGCGGATGCTTTGAAAGGTAAAAAATGAGTTACAACGGTTCAGGCACATTCCAAATAAACACCTCAGGGCAACCTGTAGTCGCAGGAACGGTTATATCCTCGACCGCCTTTAACGCCCTCACAGCGGACTTGGCAACAGGTCTGTCTACGGCTATCACAAAGGACGGTCAGACGGCTACAACGGCTCGTATACCGTTTGCGGCGGGTATCAGCTCTACACTAATCACAGACTCCACCAGCACTTCCACAGGCTCAATCATTACGGCTGGTGGTGTGGGTGTTGCTAAGGCGCTGTATGTGGGTACAACGGCTAATGTGGCTGGTGCGGCTACGCTAGGATCAACTTTGACCTATGGCGGTGTAACTCTAACCAATGCGGTCACCGGCACAGGCAAGATGGTTTTAGACACTAGCCCAATAATATCTGGGTTAACTTTAAATAGTGCAAATTTATCTTTACCTGTTATTGACAACATTAAGATGGGTTATTCCACAACCGCTACGGCAGCGGGAACGACCACCTTAACTGTAACAAGTAACTACCGCCAGTTTTTTACTGGTTCAACCACTCAAACCATTGTTTTGCCTGTGACCAGCACTTTGGTGACTGGCATGGCGTTTGAGATTGAAAACAACTCAACCGGCCTGTTAACGGTCAATTCTTCTGGCGGCAATTTGGTTGGAACAATTCCATCAGGCGTTTGTGCTCATGCGGTTTGTATTGGAACGACACTAACTACTGCCGCAGATTGGGATTGGGATTACATTTCAACTTCCACAATCACAGGTACAGGCGCAAATGTGCTGGCTACTTCGCCAACAATTACCACGCCTACTATTGATACCATTACTTCTGCCGCCGCTACTGCACTTACATTAAAAAGTGCCGGAACAACAGCCCTCACAATAAGCACAAGTCAAGCCGCAACTTTTGCAAGCACTGTTGCTGATTCAGTAGCAATATTAAGGCCATTGGTTGCTTCTACTGCTGTTGCATCTACCAGTGGTACAAGTATTGACTTTACAAGTCTGCCAAACTGGATTAAGCGCATCACAGTGATGATGAACGGTGTGTCTCTTTCAAGCACCGCCAACATACTGATTCAAATTGGGCCATCTGGTGGCGTTGAAACAAGTGGATATTCTGGCGTTGTGTTGGGCAATGGCATTCAAGGTGCATGGGGTGGAACTGGATGTTTGATAACAAGAACTGGGCAAGCAACATCAACCTATTCGGGGATTGTGACGATTGCAAATATAACTGGCAGTACATGGGTGTGTTCTGCAACTGTGGCTGATTCTGTAAATACTTATGCGGGTTTAGCGGCAGGGTCAAAAGCTATTACTGGAACACTTTCAATTGTGCGTATTACATCGACAAGCACAGACACTTTTGACGCTGGTTCAATCAACATTCTCTACGAGGGCTAAACCATGACACACAGAACAGTAGTTAATTGCGAAACAGGCGTAGTCTCTCAAGTTGAGTACACCGCTGAAGAACAAGCAGTGCATGATGCGGCAGTAGCGGCACAAGCACTTGCAGCAGTCGTAGTAGTAACACCAACTGAGCCAGTAGCATGAGTTTAGATACAGACTTCTACGCGCACCAAGCATCTTGCGATGAGCGATACAAGAATATTGAAGAGAAACTAGAGGCTGGAAAGCAGCGCATGACGCGCATAGAGTATTTGCTTTATGTTGTGATTGGCGCGGTGTTGCTCGGCCCTGGCTTTGTTGGCGTGATCGTCAATAAATTGATAGGCGCGTGAAATTGATCCAATCAGCATCCTCTTTGCAGGATACAAACTGTACAAGCAAACTAAGACTTCCTTCATGGAGGTCAAAAGCACTGTTAACGAAGTCATTGGAATCGCAAAAAAGGCTAGGGGTTTCTGGGCAAAGTTGGCAGAAATGTTTGGTGCAGGTATTGCACCTGTCCCACAGGGAAAATCGCCCCCGTGAACTTAAAAAGGAAAAATAATGTTACCGATACTTGCATCGCTGCTTGGCAGCCTAGCCGAAAACGGTTTGGGGCTGCTGTCCAGCGCCATCCAAGCCAAAGGCAAGGACGTAGTCGAAAAGACGCTAGGCGTAAAAATCCCTGACAACCCAACATCTGAGGACGTTGCCAAGCTGCGCCAGCTTCAGTTTGACCACGAGGAACGGCTGTTGGAGCTAGGTATCGAGAAAGCCAAGATGGAACTAGCAGAGCTTGACCTGTTGGCAAAGGCTGCACAGAGTGATGCTGATAACGTCACAGACCGCTGGCAAGCAGATATGTCTAGCGATTCATGGTTGTCCAAAAACATACGCCCTATGAGCCTTATAGCCATCTTTTTGGGCTACTTCCTGTTTGCCATGATGTCAGCGTATGGCTACAACGCAAATGAAAGCTATGTGACCTTGTTGGGTAACTGGGGAATGCTGATCATGGGCGCTTACTTTGGTGGTCGCACGGTTGAGAAACTTGCAGAAATGAGGAAAAAATGAGCTTAGTAACTGAACAAGCCGCGTTTTTGCTAGACGTATGCAAGCTGATTGAAGAAGCCACCTTAATGGGCTTTGTTGTGACCGGTGGTGAGCTGACCCGCACACCCGAACAGCAAGCCATTTACGTCAAGACAGGTCGATCCAAGACAATGAACAGCATCCACCTCAAACGCTGCGCCATTGATCTAAACTTTTTTAAAGATGGCAAAATTGTTTGGAATAGAAAGATCATTGAGCCGCTGGGCATTTATTGGGAATCGTTGCACCCAAAAAATCGGTGGGGTGGTTATTTTTCCAACCTGGTGGACTGCCCACACTTTGAGCGCAATGTCTAGTCAGCAAAGATGTAAAGCAGCAAGACAACCCCGCCAATGCCAATAAATGCGCCGACCGCCATGACCAAAATGGTAATGATTACTTCTCCCATCGTTTGCATAGCTCCTTTACCGCTTTGGTCTTGCGGGGCTTTTTACAGACTTTGCTGACAGACTTGTATTTGGCTTTATACATCAAATCAGCCACGGTCGGCGGCTTTGGCGGTGTTAAGCAGACCGCCATTGCCACAAACAAAACAATCCAGCTAATCATTTTCATTGATTGAATAAAACCAATCATCCCCAGCCGTCCACTTGCGTGTGCCATCGACCGAGTAAATGGTTTGCGCTGCTTGGAAATCAGGAAACTTGGTTTGCTGGATCAGGCTTTGGTCATACCACAGGCATCGGTTGTTGGGCTGGGCGGCAAACTGACCATTGTCTAAACGTATGAAATTAAAAGACTTGTGTTCCTCGGCAGTCTCAGTAAAGCCGGTGTCAAGGTCTTGCCCATCAGCGCAAAAGTCCACGGTGAACAGGTATGTCCCAAAATGCCATTGCTTATCTTTGCCCAAAAACTTCACGCCCAGGTTACGCAGGCCAATCTTTTCAACAATGGTGAACCGATACCCCATGCAGTCCCACAATTGCAGAATGTCCACAGGCAGGTCACTAGCGCCCTCTTTCCACGCATAAGCGTGAATGGGCAGCTTGTCGTACAAAGCGCCGTATTCGGTCAGTAGCGACTCAATCCTAAACACCTGGCCTCTAATAGCTTTGAGACTGACCCACACGCAAGGCACAAGCTCGCCATGCCCTTTGGTGTGGTTGTATAGAAACTCAGCCTTGATAAAGCACTGTAAGGGCGGTAATGATGCAACAAGGTAGCTCATATCAACTTCCGCTGAACAGGCGTAAATTGCCATTCACGTTCTGCCCTGCCAGACCTTGACTTAATGGTGTGTCCAGTTAACTCAACCATTCCAAGCCGCGCCATCTCAGGCAAGCGCCTTGCCACTTGATTGCTATCCAGCCCAGCCAAATAAGCAATTCCATCTTTACCCAATGGGCCAAACCGTTCAAGACAATGCACGATCAATTTAAAATGCAAATCACCAGATTTAAATTGTTCGGCAGCGGCGTGGCTGGTCACTGGGTCAAGTGACCGTGCGCGTTTAAAAAGGGATGTCATCTCTAGCTCCTGTATTTGTCTTTTCCTCCAAGTCATAACAATTTGCCCATCCTGTCCAGCCACCATCTGCCAAAGGTATGGTGTCTAACTTAATTTTAAAATTCTCACCATCTTCAAACAAACTGCCAATGGTTTGGTAGCGCTTTTTTTCTACGCCCTCGCGGTTTGTGTATGTGCCGGTGACGACTACGATGTTTTTAATTTTCTTCATGGGAGGCTTTCTAATTGTTGGATTTTTAGGTCTACGTCACCCAAGAATTGGATAACTGAATTCTCAAGCAGATTAACCATTTCGGGGTCATAGTTGATGCGCTTGATGAATAGCTGATGTCTTTCTGGAAGACGAGGATCGAATGAAACAAAGTCACACCAAGGGCGGTCGGCACAGGCCATTTGCCACATCATTTGCGTAATGTATTTGGCTGGCACAATCCGACTTAACAGCGTGTCAATGTGGGTTGCGGTGTTTGGGCATTTGATTTCGACCAGGCCCTCATTAGCCAGGCCATCAGGAGAAGCACCACACATGGGAATCCAAGGGTTGTCTATAAACCCCACCTCTGTTACCAAAATGTCCATTCTGGCCTCATAAGCGGCGCGGGCAAATTCTTCCTGCTCCGTTCCCCAAGACATTGCCGCGTTGCTGTAAGACTCGGCAGGCTTGCCGGTCATGCGCTCACAGACAAGCTGGGCAAGGTAATTATCCCTGCTCGTGCTGAAACCAGTCTTGGTTTTGGCGATAATGTCTGCCACACGGCTTGCGGTGACCTTGCCGCATCGGGCAGCAAACCATTCTGTTGTGCCTTGTTCCATTATGCTTCCCTCGCTTTCAACATTGCGTCTGCAAGTTTGTATGCTTGTGTGGAAATGAAGAAATGGTCTCCATCTTCTCTTTTGGTTATCGCTTGCATAGCCCTTGCCGCAAAGTAGTCCCGCAAGGTCATGCCTGTCAGGTCTGTTCTGTGTGGATTAGGGAATGCGTGTGGGTTGGTTGGTTTGTTAAATTCATTCACTTGGCTAACTCCTTAGACAATGAGGCTTCTAATTGCGCCTTTTTAGCGTCTTTTTTGGCAATGACTTTAGCCTGCCATACCTGCTCGCCGTTTGTGGCCTTGTACGCCGCTTTATAGGTTTCTTGAAGCTCTTTAACTGTGGTCACTTCATCCATTGCCGCCATCAGGTCAGCAATTTGGTTTTCGTTGACCGTGGACTTAATTTCGGTCTTGCGGCTGGCGTGGTTGCCATCATCATCCTCGGGCGCAATACCGCAAGCAGCCATCAGGCTGTAGCGTCTGGCGTAGGTCAAAGCCGAGCCGTAACCCTGTGGGTCTTGTTTGCTGGCTGGCACATGAAGAATGCCGCATTCAAGCATTTCGCCTGATTCGTGAACAAACATGGTTTCCACCATTACGCCGTTTTCGCAGTCATAGCATTTTTGGATCAAGGCTATGCCGTTGTCGTTTAAGCCGGTAATGACGGCCTCAACGCAAGCAGCCAGGTCAGCGTAACGTGACTTAAAATGCGGGTTGGTGGATGATTTGAGGGCAGGGCCAAAGGCTTTTTGTGCTTTGACCAGAGCTGTTGCAATTTGTTTCATGATGTCTCCTTAATAAAATTTTGGGCCACAGGTCACATCCACCAGCGTCTCGGCGGTGTAACCATTGATTTTGCGTTTGCCGTAGATCGTAATTGCGCGCAAACCATTCTTTTCGCATTGCTTAATTGCGTCTATAACTTCATTCCTGCCCATTGGCTGAATGTTTTTGTCCATGATCAACGTCTGGGCTGTCTCTGGGTCGCTGGCGCAAGCTGCCAGCAAAAGCAAAAGGATGTAACGCATTAGGGTCTCCAAACAAAAAGGTCAAGCAAAACCACCACAATGGCTGCGGCCGAAACAATCCACAAGGCGACCTGCGCCCAATCGGTTGGTTTGGTGTATTTTTCTATGTCAAACATGGTTACTCCTTACACGCACAAAGGTGCGAATTCACGTTCAAGGGCTGCAATAACGGTGGCTGACAGTACGTTGTACAGCTCTGTCGTGCCAAGGTAGGCGTGCCACAGGTTGCCAGTAAAAGGGCAAAAGTAGCAGTCCAGTTCTACGGTTAAATCATCATGTTGGATAACAAGGTGCTCAAGACCTTGGTCAATCATGATGCGAGCATCTACGGCGGGAAGTGTTGCAATGTGTTTCATACTTACTCCTAAAAGACCCTATGCGAAATTGCTGGGGCATGAATGTATTGTTAAGCTAACTAAACAATAATTGTATAGGTGTTTTCCCTAATGTGGCTAAATTGTTAATCTAGCTTTACAATGCCCGCATGACAAAACAGCAATTAGTACAGTTGGCAGGATCACAGAGTGAGCTTGCAAGAATTCTTGGTATTGAACGGTCAGCCGTTTGCCAGTGGAAAGCTGTGCCTGAGCTGCGAATGCGCCAGTTGAAAGATTTAAGACCCCAGTGGTTTACAACTTAACAGAACCATGTATAATCCAAACCGTCTAGAGTGGCATCTAGGCGATAGAGGTGAATCGTTAAACCCCGCAGAATATTGTGTGGTCTTGTCAGACGACAAACGAACTTTTGATTCACCTCAATCGCTTGTTGTTGCTCTCGCCAAGAGCCAAGACCACAGAGCATTTTGCGGGGTTTTTGCTTTTGGACAACGCAATGCGGTACGTCGATGGTTGCGTTTGAGATACCCCGATACACGAGCAGACCAGATCGGGGAGCGTGGGCTTAGTCCTAGAGCGCGGTGGTTGAAACAGTCTGGGACAGTGCGAGGCGATGACATGGCTCCATACAAAAGGAACTGGCATTGAGGCACAGGCGAACTTTGGTTTTGACCACGGTAAGGCTGTGCTTTGCTCCAACATTCACCAACAAAAGAATTTAATACAAGGAGATATGTATATGAAGTATCTGATAAACATGGACAAGGAAAGCGGTAAAGCGCACCTTTGGGATGACGGTGACTCATATTGCAAGATGTATAGCACCGGCGGTATGCGAAAGAAAAAATACAAAATTTACGACAATGCCCAAGATCGTGAAATTTGTTTAATGTGTCAAAACGTGTGGGCTGAAATTCATGAATTTACAGGAAAACAACATGACAAACTTTGAACAATTCTGGGCTGCATGGCCTACCAGTACCCGAAAGGGCGGCAAGTTTGATTGCCTAAAGCGGTGGGAAAAGTATTATTGTGATAGCTGTGCTGACCAAATAATAAAGCACATTGAATGGATGAAAACCACCGACCAGTGGCGCAAAGACGGTGGTGCTTACATACCCTCACCCGCTGTTTACCTTAACCAACGGCGCTGGGATGGCGCTGAAATACCTGAGATTAAAAAAACCATCAACATTTTGGACAAACTGGCAGAAGACCGAGCCAGAGCTGTGCCGATGCCTGCTGACGTAAAAGCCCGCCTAGATGCGTTGCGGGGTCGCAGATGATTGCTGTTGATGAAACATTTGATTTGGGTGTGGTTCGGCAAGCCAAAATTGAAGATATTACTTACATCATTTCATTGTCAAAAAAAGAAAACCACAGTTTGGGCTTTATTCCAAAAATGGCGTATGAATCGGCAATTACCGGAATAAAAACAGGCGACCGGTGGAGCAATGTTTGCAATGATAAATTGTTTGTAATTGAATGCAATGATGATTTGGTTGGCTTTTGTTTAGCCAGTTTTGGCATTCCAAACGCAATAAGTAAAAAAGGCAAGATTGCCCAAATTTGTTTGCAGACTGATGCCAGAAAGTTTTTGCGAGGAAGATTGCTTTTAGATTCTGTTGTTGACTATGGAAAAACGCAAGGCACGTTTGCTTTTAGTGCTGGGTGCGCTGATGACCTTGAATCTAATTTGTTTTGGAAAGCAATGGGTTGGATTTGTATTGCCCAAAGATTTGGCATTTCACATAAAAATACTTGGAAACAAACAAGCAAAAGAATAATTAATGTTTACAGGCACGACCCAAATGATTTTTTACTTTTGATATAAAAATATGAACAATGAACACAGAAAAATTGCTAACAGCATCCTTGCCCGACTCAAAGACGGCGAAGAATTTAGCCAATCTGTCATTCGAACAGCGCTTAGAAATGCTGGAGACCTTGCGCCAGACCGAGGCCAAGGATTGGATCAGGCGCTACAGGAAGAAGATCAGGGAAGCGGGCAAAGCCGAGGCATCAGCTTGGTGGTTGCAAACCTTATCAGACGTAGTGAAGCGGCGTGGGCAGAAAGCTGCTGATGACTTACGAAAGCGCATGAATGAGATACGCAGCCAAAGTGGACAGTAACCAAGATGCCATAGTTAGCACGTTAAGGGCTGCTGGCGCTTATGTGTGGATTATTGGCTTGCCGGTTGATCTTCTAGTGGGGTACAAATCGCACACGTTTTTAGTTGAAATCAAACGTAACGCCAAAAGCCGTTTTACACCGTTACAGCGCGACTTTTTTGAAAATTGGTGCGGAGGTACGTTGGCAAGGATTGACAGCCCTGACGGGGCTTTAAAAATGATCGGAGTGATTAAGTGAGAAGCCTTGAGCAAAACCGCTTAATGTGGGCAAATTTAGAAGACATTGCCCAGCAAGTTGTCTGGTACGGCGTAAAGCTGGACAAGCAGGAGTGGAAAGACGTATTGACGGCGGGGCTAAAAAAACAAAAGATCGTGCCAGGCATTGAAGGCGGGTTTGTGGTCATTGGAGCAAGGACAAGCAAAATGAGTATTGCAGAGATGAACGAGCTGATTGAGTTATCCACCATGTTTGGCGCACAGCAAGGCGTTAAGTTCAGAGCACTCGAGGAATGAGATGCCCAGAATGCGGCACATGGACGATAGTCAAAGAAACCCGAACAAGCACCGGCAACACGCGCAGGCGGCGGCTGGAATGCGCTAACGAGCACCGATTCACCACATTGGAGACAATAATTGTTTCAAAAACACGAGTACGTCAGATCAAAAAAACTGTTAAAACTGGTGGCGGGGCTTGATTGCCAAGCCTGCGGGTCGGGCAATATGGTACAGGCAGCGCACGCAAACTGGGGCGGTGGCAAGGGCAGAGGCATCAAGGCTGACGACAATTTGGTAGCGGCTTTGTGCTTAAAGTGTCATTACGAAATTGACCAAGGCAAGGATTTGACCAAAGAACAGCGCCAACAAAAGTGGTTGCTTGCCCATGTAAATACGGTAGCCAGACTGCAAGAATCTGAGCAATGGCCTGTTGACGTACCCATTCCTACGTTTACAATAGAGGCGCAGTTGTCTCCTTTGCAGGGGCATTGACCCCTGCTTTTTTTAGGATAACCATGAAAAAAGACGTAGCCGACTTTATTTCCACGCTGTTTCACAGCTCCACGGTGACGCATTTCATGCACCTAAGCACCGATTCATACGCCACGCACAAGGCTTTGGGTAAATACTACCCAGCCATTGTCGATTTGGCTGATAGCTACGCAGAGGCATACTCAGGCTGTTACGAAAAGATCAAGGATTTCCCTGAGAACTTTCACAACGCCAAAGACCCGCAAAAGTACCTTGCCAGCATCAAAACCTACATTGAAAAAAACCGTGATGCTTTGCCAGATGACAGCCATTTGCAAAACATTGTGGATGAAATCGCCGCACTGGTTGACAGCACAATCTATCTACTGTCATTCAAATGATCAGGATATTTGCTGGCTATGACCCAAGGGAGGCTGTTGGCTACCATGTGTTCTGCCAGAGCCTGATTGAGCGCACCAGCGAGCCGGTCGCCATAACACCTTTGTACGGCTCTCAGAGGGACGGCACAAACGCATTTACCTACCAGCGGTTTCTTGTACCCTACTTCACCAAGTTCAGCGGCAGGGCAATATTTTTAGACGCAAGTGATATGCTGATGCTGGCAAACATTGACGATCTAAGCAAACTGTTTGACCCGACCAAGGCGGTGCAGGTGGTCAAGCATGAGTACCAGACCAAGCACCCAAAGAAATATATTGGCACACCGATGGAAGCGGCGAATCGGGACTATCCCCGAAAGAACTGGTCAAGTTTAATATTTTGGAATTGCGAACACCCAAGAAACAAGGTGCTGACACCAGAATTTGTGGATGATCAGACAGGCGCAGACTTGCATCGTTTCGGTTGGTTGCCCGAAACGCTAATCGGTGATCTACCGAAAGAATGGAACGTGTTAATTGGCGAACAAACAAACAAAAACGCCAAGATTGCCCATTACACGCTGGGCATACCTGAGTTTGATTACTACCAAGACTGTGATTTCAGCAAGCAGTGGCACAATACTAAAAGCAGAATGCTTAACGGCTTGATCAAAATGAGGGAGCTGGTCGATGGCTGATTATCGTGACATGGTTGCGGCGCTAAGTGGCGGGTATGGTCAAGATACCGGCCCAATCACGGCTGACACGTTGATCACGCTAAAGAACGGCAAGAAAACAACGGCAAGCGACCTGCTTGGAATGCTTAAGGGCTTTGGGCAGTCGGTCGGCAGCAATCTGGAATCATTGGGGCGGGGCGGTGTGGCATCAGTAATTGGTGCAGGCGGCGACCTTGAAACCTTTGGTCGGATGGGCATCAACAAGTTATATGGCGCAGGCGGTGTTAACGTAAGTGAAACCCCTGTACTGCCGACCACCACAGACATTTTGGGCATGATGCCAAGGGCGACCGTACCGAGACGAGAAACTGCGGGGATGGAGGAGCTGGGTGGGTTTATGGCTCCAGCGACCGCTAAGGTGCTAAAGCCATTGGCGACAAGCGTGGTAAAGATGGCGGGGCAAGAAATTGCCAATGTGTCATCTGGTATGCCGTCCAGATCGTTGTTAGGTGACATTACACCAAAACCAAAAAATATTGTTGAATATGACCTAAGGTTTGACCCTAGAGCTAAAGAACAAGCAAGGCTGCAAGCCTTAACTTTGCAAGTCAACCCAAAATCTACAGCAGCACCGCCATCCATTTCATTGGCTAGCTTAGAGGGCAGGCCATTTATTACAACTATGTCAGATAGGACTGCGGCTGGCGGTCAATTGACTGGCATCAACAACATTTCTTTAAATACGCCGATTGATTATTTGGGTGGTCAAGACTATATGTTTTACAACCCTGGCAAGGTGTGGGCATCTGCGGAACGGCCTGTTAAGCAAATATTGAACAATGCAGAAATTATTAAAGATGTAACTGGACAAAATCCTTTGTATATTCCTTGGCGCATGACTCCAACAGGTGGTGACTTTGCTCATATGACCGGCGAAACTATGCTTGGCTATGCTGACACTGTAATGGGCAAAGGTGCAAAAAATAAAGTTAATCGAGAAATCAAAAAGTTAATACCTGATTGGGCTGGCCTTGGAACACCTCAAGGTATAGCTCAATACCGCAATGCACCCGATACAACCCGCAAAGCTCTGAAAAACATGATGGACGTGCAATTTAGGGATATGGGTGGACTTAACATTGGCGAAGCTCGATTGGCTGTGACCGATCCTAAACAATATACAGCACAAGAGGGCGGCATCCAAAACATTGGCGAAATCTTTGCTGGTAAGCCAATGGTCATGCAATCAGGCCATGTGTCTTACCCAAGGGGTGTGCCAGGCCAAGGTTTGGGTGTAGTGGCTGAAGACAAAAACATTTTTGAATTGTTGCCTGAAGTTGTTAAGCAACGAGGCATTGTTAACCCAAAAAATCCAAGCCAACAAGATTTGCGAGCTTTGCAAATGAAACCCTATGCAGGGATCATTGATGCACAACTACTTAAGGCGCTGGGTTATTAAACAAATACTCAGGCCTAAACTGGTTTGCAAGTTCATCGTCATAATGAGCCGATAAAAAAGATTTCACATTGTCAACAGTTACAGCGTTAATTTTTGACATAATGCAAAAAGTCTCATGAGCTGTTAATCCCTCAAGCATTTCTTGCGGCATTGCAACATCTGTATTGACAATTGGCGAATAAATGTTCATGATCAAACCTCCAAAACCATATTGTAAAGCAACCTTAACATATGCCGTTTAAAAAAGGTGAAAAAACAACAGCAGGGCCAGGGCGACCAGCGGGACTGCCAAACAAGCGCACAGTCGAGGCTAGGCAGGCCATAGCCATGTTTGTTGACAACAACACATACCGTCTAGAGCACTGGCTTGATCAGGTCGCTAACGGCGTTCCTGACCACGATATAAAGCCAAACCCTGCCAAAGCCTTTGAGCTATTCCAATCAGTGGTTGAATACCATGTACCCAAGTTGGCAAGGACTGAGATCACCGGCAAGGATGATGGGCCGGTAGAAATGGTGGTGACATGGGGCGGCGTGAAGTAATCCTGCCCTATAGCCCAAGGGCGGCATTTATGCCATTCCATCAGCGCACCGAGCGCTGGTCATGCCTACTTGCCCACCGCAGAGCTGGTAAGACCGTAGCGGCAATCAACGACTTGATCAAACGAGCCATTACCGAAAGCGGTAGGGGAGCGCAATACGCTTACATAGCCCCATTCAGAAGCCAAGCCAAGCGGGTGGCATGGGACTACCTCAAGCATTACGCCGCGCCAATCACCAAAACCACAAACGAAGCCGATTTAGCGGTGGAGCTGGTGAACGGCGCAAAGATCATGCTGTTTGGTGCTGACAACGCTGACGCTATGCGGGGCATGGGCTTTAACGGCGTTTACATGGACGAATACGGTGACTTTAGACCAAGCGTTTGGGGAAACATCATCAGACCGTGTTTGAGTGACCGCCTCGGCTGGGCTGTTTTCGGGGGTACACCAAAGGGTAAAAACCAGTTCCACGACATCTACAAGGTCAGCCAAGTCGTGCCAGATTGGTTTCTGCTGCGCCTACCGGCCTCAGTGTCCAAGCTGTTGCCAGACACAGAATTGCAGGCGGCTCGGTCTCAGTTAAGCCAAGATCAGTACGATCAGGAGTACGAGTGCAGCTTTGATGCCGCCTTGCTAGGAGCGTTCTTTGGTCAGGAAATGCGCCAGGCTGATGCCGAGGGCAGGATTTGTGAGCTACCGTTTGAGCCAGAATCCCCAGTATTCACCGCATGGGACTTAGGTTATCGGGACGACACCGCCATCTGGTGGTATCAGGTGGTTAGGGGCGAGATCAGGGTAATGGACTATTACGCGGTCAGCGGGGCAAGCATTGAGGAAATAGCCGATGTGGTCAACGCCAAGGGCTACCGATACACCCGCCATTTCCTGCCGCATGATGCCAGAGCCAAGACGCTAGCCTCGGGCGGTAAGTCCATTGTCGAGCAGTTGGCTGCACATCTGGGCGGCATCAGCAAGCTGGCGATAGTGCCTGAGATTGGTGTGCAAGACGGCATCCAAGCCGTGCGGATGATCTTGCCCATCTGTTATTTTGACTCCAGATGCGATGAGGGGCTGGAAGCGTTAAGGCAATATCAGCGTGAATATGATGAAGATAAGAAAACTTTTCGTCAAACTCCACGCCATGATTGGTGCTCACACCCCGCAGATGCGTTTAGAATGCTTGCAGTAGCCTATCGACAAGAAGCAAAAGATCAGACACCGCCCAAGGGCAAGACCCTGCAAACCATCACACTTGATGAGCTGTGGGATTATGAGATGCAACATAAAGAGGAGCGTATATGAGCCAGCCAGTAGCAGAAGTCGGTGGATATAAAAACATCACGGCAACAGGAGATGTCACAACAGGCCCATGCCAATTGCTTGGGTTTTACATCAACAACACTAGCGCAGGCACTTTGGTGCTAAGAGACGGCGGCGCAAGCGGCACGGTTATGTCAGGCACGATCACCCCTGCCATTGGGTTTCACCGATTTCCCGCCAATGTCGGCACAAGCCTACATGCAACCGAGGGCGGCGCATTGGATGTGACATTTTTCTTTGCTAGCGGTAATTGATCATGTACGATGAAACAGGGGCTTATGAGGGCGAAGACCCAGGCCCATATTGGCACGACCAGATTGAGACCGCCATCAAGATATTTGACAAGTGGGAGAAGCGCGGCTTAAAGGTTGTTAAGCGGTATCGGGATGAGCGTGATGCCATTGAGATGCCAAGGATGAAGTTCAACATCCTGTGGTCAAACATCCAAGTCCTGTTTCCAGCCCTCTACGGTCGCCAAGCCAAGCCCGAGGTCTCACGCCGTTACATGGATCAAGACCCTGTCGGTCGCCTTGCATCTACTATGCTCGAGCGCGTCATGGAGTACGAGACCACCCAATTCGGTGACTTTGACTCGGCAATGAGTGGCGCGGTGCAGGACAGACTTCTGCCTGGTCGCGGTACGGCATGGATTCGATACGAGCCTGTAATCGTCAATGACCGACCTAACGATGACGGCGTATTAGATGAAACCGAAGAATCACAGGTCTACAACACAGTGGAAGACCCGACAGAGCGCATTGACGCAGCTCACAGCCCGATTGATTACGTCTACTGGTCAGACTTCTTGCATTCACCAGCACGAACATGGGATGAGGTGTGGTGGGTAGCCCGCGCCGTCTACATGACCAAAGAAGAGGGCGTAGAGCGCTTTGGTGACGTGTTTAAAAACGTTGGCCTGACCAGTACAAACACCGACATGGACGGCAAGAATTCATTGACCGCCAAGATGACCTACGACAAAAAGGCGATGGTCTATGAGATTTGGAACAAGCGCACGGCAAAGGTTTGCTGGATTGCCAAAGGTTATCCACAGGCATTAGATGAACGTGATGACCCGCTAGAGCTTGATGAGTTCTTCCCATGCCCCAAGCCGTTGATGGCAACCACCACAACCGGTACGATGATCCCTGTACCTGATTACTGCGAGTATGAGGATCAAGCGCAAGAGCTGGACAACTTAACGCAACGTATCTACCTGCTGACCAAAGCCTGTAAAGCGGTCGGCGTGTTTAATGCCGAGTTCAAGGAACTGGCGCGGATGTTCAGCGAGGGCGTGGACAACAAGCTATTCCCAGTGACCGGCTGGGCGGCAATGTCGGAAAAGGGCGGCCTAAAGGGCGCTATCGACATGATGGACACCTCGCAGATCACTGTGACCTTGCGGGAACTTTACAGCGCCCGAGAGCAGGTTAAGCAGTCGATCTACGAGATCATGGGCATATCGGACATCCTGCGCGGATCGTCTAAAGCTCAGGAAACCCTCGGCGCTCAACAGCTCAAGGCCAACTTTGGTAGCTTGCGGTTAAAGAGTAGCCAGGGCGATGTAGCTCGCTTTGCAACCGACATCTTTAAGCTAAAGGCGCAGGTCATTTGCAAGTTTTACCCGCCCGAGCTGATTGTGGAGATGTCTGGGGTGATGAACACACCGGACGGTCAAGACCCGCAAAGATTGCAGGCAGCGTTGCAGATGTTGTCCGACAGCACCGTGCGCGACTTCCATATTGCGGTCGAGGCTGACAGTTTGGCGCAGATTGATGAGCAGGCTGAGAAACAAGGCGCACAAGAAGCCATCCAAGCAATTGGTCTATTCTTGCGTGAGGCAATCCCCATGATCGCCCAAGCGCCTGAGACCTTGCCTATGGCCTCTGAGATGTTGTTATTCCTTGTGCGCCGGTTCAGAGCTGGTCGCGGGTTGGAAAGCGCGGTTGAGAGAGCAATGAAAGCCTTGCAAGACAAGGCAGACGCTGCTAAACAGCAACAGCCTGGCCTGCCGCCTGAGATGATGCAAATGCAAGCCGAACAGCAAGCAGAACAGATGCGAATGCAAGCCCAAGCGCAGACTGAGCAAATGAAGATGCAGGCGCAGGCGCAAATTGAGCAAGGCAAGGCACAGCTTGAAATGCAGATGCACCAAGCAAAAGTCGAGGCTGAGATGCAATTGGCGCAAATGAAAGCTGATTTTGAGACTGTTAAGCAGAACAATGAACTTCAAATCAAAGCCAGAGAGATGGCAGGGAAAGAAGAATATGAACGATGGAAAGCAGAACTTGACGCAGCGACTAAGATCATGGTGGCAAGGATTGGTAGCAACCCTGGCGTTGACCTACCGGTCATTGAAGCAGCGTCTGCACAAATAACCAACGAACTTGGCGGCACAATTGTCCAGGCAATGGACAAAATAGCAATGATGCATGACCAAATGGCAAATATGCACGGCGAATCTATGCAAAACATTGGAATGGCAATGCAAAAACTTTCCGCACCTAAACGAATCGTCAGAGGGCCGGATGGCAAGGCCATAGGCGTGGAAGTTGTCAGCTAATTATTGGGACAATGGTTTATGGGATGCCGCCGTATGGGATGGTGAAGACCCGCCAGTAGTGGAAACGCTGTTAGGCGGTCATTTTGGTTTTGATGAAGAAAAGCGGACTAAGCAATGGGAAGATGAGCGCAAGGTAGAAAACCAAAGAAAGCAAAAACTTAAAGAAGTTTTATTTGGTTTGCCAGAGGAAAAAAGAGAAGTCATTGCTTCATCAAAGATAATAGAAATTGCAGTACAAAGCAAAATTCAATATGATGCGTTGCTATTACAAATAAAATCTATTGCCAAACAAATAGATGACGAACAAGACGAGCAAGATATAGAAATATTGTTGGAGCATTTGTGAAAAGAACTTGGGTTTATCCATCAGATGGCAGCGAGCCATACGAAAAAACGGCAGGTCGTTCTGCTGAATACACAACCGTCATGGGTGATATTGCACCATTCATGTCCCCTGATGGCGTAATGATTGAGGGTCGCAAGCAATGGCGTGACCACCTCAAGCGCACCGATTCAATTGAGATGGGGCATTCTGACGTTAAGTATGCACAGCAAGAGTGGAACAAAAAAAAAGAAGTCCACCGAGACAGGCTGCGCGGTCAATTGCAGACCGTACAAGAGTTTGACCGACCAAGCGCACCGATTGCACCTGTTAAGATGTCTAACCTAAACGTAGAGATGGCAAACCGTTTACACAACCGTCCCATGCCTGAGCGCAAGGAGATGATCAAAATGACTTTGGAACAAATGAAAAGGATGAAGTGATGGAAAACGAAGTTGTCGCACCCGACACAGTAGATACACCAGCACCCGAAACCCCAGCTCCTGCGCCAGTTGAAGCGCCAGCCGAGCCGCAAAGCAGAGCCGATACGATTCGTGAGGCGCTGACCAAGACACCTACAAACCGTGGTAAACACGCTGCAAGCCAGCCCCGCGAGGGCGGTAAGTTTGCACCTAAGTTTCCAACCGCGGAAACCCAAGCGCCTCAGATGGCAGAAAAGCCTAGAGCTGAGATGCCCAAAAGCCTGCGCCTTGAGCTGAAAGAACACTGGGAAAAAGCACCGGCCGAACTACAACAAGCCTTTGCCCAGCGGGATGCCGACTACGAAAAGGGCATCACTTCATACAAACAAAGGGACGCAGAGGCTCGGGCAATCACCGAGCAATTTGCACCGTATGAGTGGATATTGCGAAATGAGGGCAGCACGCCAGCGCAGGCCATTGGCCCATTGCTCCAGACGGCGGCATTGCTAAGAACTGGCACACCACAGCAGAAATCGCAAGCGGTCGCGCAAATGATTCAGCAATTTCAGATTCCATTAGAGCAAGTGGCGGCTTACTTTGGCGGCGAAGCACCACCACAGCAGGATTCGCACTACAATCAATTGGCGCAACAAGTACAGCAGCTCACGGCACACATCACGCAGAGCCAGTACGAGTCGCAGAAACAGAATGAAAACCGAGCACTCTCGGTAATCCAGCAGTTTGCAGGCGACCCCGCAAACGCACACTTTGAGGCAGTCCAAGACCGGATGCTGTCGCTTCTCCAAGCGCCGCAGGTACTAGGGGACATCAGTCATATGTCAGAACGCGAGAAATTGCAAGTGGCATACGACACCGCCGTAAGACTTGATCCACAGTTGGCACAAAGTTTATTTGCTCAACAGCAACAAAGCTACGCCGCACAGAATCAGGTACAGAAAGCAAAACAAGCGGCTGTACAGGTCAGGGGAGCGCCAGGCGCTGCCATCTCAGGTGCAGTCAATCAAATGGATCGCCGAGCCGTCATTGCCAATGCGCTGCGGCAGGTGAATTAAAAAGGAGTAAATCATG